TTTTATCAATTTGTAAAAGGTTATAATAACTAATGGCAAGATATATTTCAACAAAATTATTTGAAAATTATTCAGTAGCACTTCGTCAGTGGCGAGCTTCACATTCGCATTGTGAATTGTTACATGGATATGCTTTAAAATTCAAAGTGTGGTTTGCATCTAACGAACCGGATATTGACAAACAATTAGATGATATGAATTGGATTGTTGATTATGGAGGTTTTAAGACACCACCTAAAGGTAATGGTTTAAAAGATTGGATGAATCATATGTGGGATCATACTTTGTTAATTGAGAAAGATGATCCATATTTAGATTTATTTGAAACTATGGCAATGGAAGGTATTTGTTCATTGCGAATTATGGATAAAATGGGTGCAGAATCTTGTGCTAAATTGGTTTATGATAAATTCAATGAGGTATTATCTAAAACCGATGCCGGTAGATGTAAATGCATCAAAGTAGAATGTTTTGAAAACGATAATAATTCGAGTATATATGAGGAATGATGAATATATATCATTATATGATTATAGAGGTGCAGGATCCAGAGAAACTGGATTAGGTTTAAAAGTATATAACGCTGCTAAAGAAAAGCATGTACAAGTTATTTATAAAGATATTCCAGAAGAAAGACAACGGCCTGAATATGATCGAGTAGCAACATATCCTAAATGGTTCTTAGATGAATACTTTGAAGTTACTCCATCGGATACATTGTTAGAAAGACTCAACGCATTAGAAAATAAATTACAAGTTTTAACAGATCTAGTAACAAAATTTTATAATAAGAACGATCATGCTACCAATAGTAATGAGTTATTTACCGGAGACGATGATGACCTCCCATTCTAAAGAAAATAATATGAGCGTAGGACGCATAACAGATTACACAAAAACATTGCCTATAGTAGAACTATACCGATGTGTACAAAGTGAAGGAAGTCGATTTGGTCGACCTATAATCGCAGTTAGAACAACTGGTTGCACCCACAGATGCTATTTTGGCGAAGGTGGTTGGTGTGATAGTTGGTATACTAGTATTCACCCGGAGAAAGGACAATTCACATTCAATGATATCATTAAGATATACGATGAAAATCCACATATCAAAGAAATGATGTTAACAGGTGGCTCTCCAACTATGCATCCAGCATTAGTAAATGAATTGACACATTTTGCCAATGAAAGAGACATTATTATCACTATTGAAACTGAAGGCTCGCATTTTATTCGCACTGATTACCCTATTGGTCTTATCAGTCTTAGCCCTAAGTTTAGCAATAGCGTACCCGTTTTGGGCACTGCTACGCCACAAGGCGCGATCACGGATCAGAAGATGGTATCCCAACACAACAAGTTCAGATTGAATTATGTTGATATGAAAGCAATGATTGCATATCATGCAGATTATCATTATAAGCCGGTTTGGGATGGTACTGTTGACAATTTAAAAGAAATTGAAGATTTCCGTGTTACAATGAATATTCCAAAAGATAAAACATACATAATGCCAGCAGGTGATACCCGAGAAGAATTAATTCGTATGTATCCAATTGTGTTCGAAATGTGTGCGGAAATGGGATATAACATGACAGGAAGAGATCATATTATTGCATATGATACAAAACGAGGAGTATAAATGAAACAATTAATATATTTCGGCGCAGAATGGTGCGGACCATGTCGAGTTATTAAACCACAAATTCAAAGTTTACAAAATGAAATGACAATCGTATTTATTGATGTAGATGTAAGTCCACATGCAGCACAAAGATACAATGTTAGAAATGTACCATGTATTGTGTTAGTAGAAGATACTATAGAAAAAGGTAAACTAGTAGGAAATAGAATTACGCCTCAAGCAGTAAGAGAGTTATATAATAAATAAAAAGGAACAAGTTATGTCAAAACAAACAGCATTCCCTTGGAAGCCAATGGGAGATCAAGTATTGCTTAAATTAGCAGAGAAACAAGAAAAAACACAAAGTGGTATCATCGTAATGACTGGTATGGATGATTTTGTTAGTGCAGAAGTAGTAGTTACCGGAGACGGGTTATTTACTCAGACAGGAAACAGAATTCCAATTACTGTTAAAACAGGCGACAATGTGTTTATTCATAACGCAAACATAGGTGAACAGAAGAAAATTAAATTGGATGGCACCGAATACGTATTAGTCCGTGAAGCCGATATTGCTCTTTATAACATACATTGATATAGTAACTATGTTAGCGCTAGGGTGGATTAGTACTGTGCTAGTACTTGCTGGATATATTGCAAATGCACGAGGTTATTATCTAGCAGCAATGATAACATGGATCATTGGCGATATTGGATGGATATCATATGACATTTACATTGATAATTACAGTCATATGGTTTTAAGCTTAGTTATAATAACGATTAATATACTTGGAATAATACGGTTATGCAAAAAATTATCACGAAAGAAGAGATTGAAAAACGCGTCAAAGAATTAGCAGAAGCAATTTCAGTAGACCATGTGCAAAGCAATAATAGTTTGCCACCAGTAATGATATGCATCTTAAACGGTGCATTTTACTTTTTCTCAGATTTAACTAAAATGATGTCTATAGATTGTGAAATTGATTTTATTCGATTAAAATCATATGAAGGACAAGATAATTCCGGAGGGATTCAACATATTAAAGGATTAGAGTTGGATCTTAAGGGTAAAAGAGTCTATATTATAGATGACATCTGTGATACTGGTGCAACTATATTAGAAGCATTGTTCATGGTTAATTCTCGATTAGCAGAGGAAGTTAAAGTAGTAACATTGTTACGCAGAAAGGATGGTGTTCTTATTACAGACTTTTGTGGATTTGAAATTGACGATGAGTGGGTTATTGGCTATGGATTAGATGATAACGGATTAAAAAGAAATTTACAAGACATTTATAAAATTAATTAGAAAAGATATCAATCTATTGGATATGATAGGTATTTATAATAAAAGGAATTTTATGATTATCTATAAAACTACAAATTTAATCAATGGAAATTTTTATATCGGTCAAGATTTGAAAAATAATCCAAAGTATTTAGGAAGCGGTAAAATATTAAATCAAGCTATTAAAAAATATGGTAAAGAAAATTTTGTTAAAGAAATTATAGAATGTTGTGATTCTAAACAACAATTAAATGAACGTGAAATATTTTGGATATTAGAATTAAAACCCGTATATAATATAGCCAAGGGCGGTTCTGGCGGAGATACTAGATATAATTTTACAGATGAACAATATAATCAATGGATACTTAATAAAAAAAATAATCAGCGTGGCGGTGTTCCAAAAGGCTATAAATGGAAACATGAGAGTCCGCTTAAAGGTAAAAAACGTGAAAATGGAACACCATGGTTGTTAGGGGAGAATAATCCAGCAAAACGTTTAGAAGTTCGAGAAAAAATAAGTAAATCAAAATTAGGTAAAACTAGACCAACTAGTATTTGCATATATTGTGGAATTCTTGCACAAAAAACTAATATCACACGTTGGCATAATGAAAATTGTAAACTAAAAAATAAAAAATAAAAATGTATCAAAATATTTCATATGACAGAAAAAACAGCACGATGCACGTGTGGGATGATGAACTAGGATATCAAAAGTTCACATTTAAGCCATATGCATATTTACCAGCAGAACACGGTAAACATGTTTCATTAGATGGTACTAGATTAGAACGAGTAGAAGGCAATCACAAAGATAATCCAAAGTCCTATGAATCAGACTTAAATGAAGAAGTTCGCACATTGATTGATTTGTATTATGATTCTGATTTAGTTTCTAAAGGTCATCGAGACTTTTTCTTTGATATCGAGACAGCAAAGGACGAGAACGGATACAGTACTATACAAGATACTCGCACTGCTATAACATCCATTGCATATTATGATAAAACAGGTAATGACCGCAGAGTACTCATATTAGATGAACAGAATCGCATAAAAGAACGCGAAATACAAGGCGATGGTTATACATTAGAAATATTCCGGGATGAAAGAGATCTATTAACCAGATTCATTAATAAGTTTGCTGAGATACAGCCTACTGTAATTACTGGTTGGAACACTGACGGATATGATATTCCGTATTTGTTAGGTCGCACTAAGAAAGTGTTAGGAGCTCAGGCAATTCGAAAGTTTAGTCCGGCAGGTATTGTGGATTATAATCCTAAAAAAGAAAAATGGAAAATATTCGGAGTATCTAGTTTAGACTATTTAAAACTATACAAAAACTTCACATACACAGAACTTCCTAACTATCGATTAGACACTGTTGCTAAAAAAGAATTAGGCAAAGGTAAAGTTGAATATGATGGCGATTTAGATACTTTGTTCACACAAGATATTCACAAGTTTGCTTTTTATAACATGACCGATACTGATTTGGTTTATGAATTGGATGAAAAGCTTCAATTGATTAATCTTGCCCGCACTATATGTCATAAAGGACACGTTCCATATGAAGATGTGTATTATGCATCTAAGTATTTGGATGGCGCTGCTATTGTGGATTTGAAACGCAACGGATTAGTTGCTCCTAACAAGCAGTTCCGCTTTATTGAAGAAGAAACTGCGGCTGATGCATTAGCAGGAGCTTA